TTAATATTATTATTATTAATATTATAGTCTTGTAGTCCGTTTTCGGACTGATTAAAGTCCGTTTTCGGACTGTTGTTTAGTCCGTTTTCGGACTGTTGTATATTAATATTATAGTCTTGTAGTCCGTTTTCGGACTGATTAAAGTCCGTTTCGCTTCTGTTCCATGTTTTACATTTTTCTGTAAATCTTAGATACTTTGTTTTCCCAAAAGAACTCAACTCAATAAATCCTCTGTCTGCAAGTTCTTTAATGTTTTTGTAAACTCTTTTAGGGATTGAAAAAAGCAACGGAAAATCATCTACCATTTTTGTTTCTGAATATTGATACCAAACAATGCCATCAACCGTAATTGTATTAGTCCACGTTGGCAATGTCATACACGCTGCAAGCGTTGTTGTTTGAACAATAGTCAGTTCATTTGCAATGGCGAATCTTTGGTCAATCAAAATATTGTAAGTCATAATTAAAAAAGAAAAGCCCCAATTAGAGCCGTTACACATCTAAAAGGGGCTTTGTAGCTAATTAGCAAATATCTTTCAATCGGTAACGGTCAATTGTTTTACGCCACAAATATAATACTTTTTTTTTATTCCAACAACTGTACGGGCTTAAATGCTTCTTTTACCGCAAACAAATTTCCCTCACTTTCGTTTGGAACAATCGTAACAACCGGATAACGGGAACGGTCGCCGGGCTTTTGAGAAACTGCAAATTGTACGTTCATATCAAAGATAATTCCTTTGACGAACTTCTTTTCTTCCAATATGGCGTCGAATGTATCACGGATATTGGGTATTGTTGACGCCGTACCCTTTGTCGTGAATTGCCATACCCCGCCAACTCCACGAACCAACGGAATAATAAAAGTTACGGTTAACGTTACAATCCATCCGTCGCCGCCATTCTTAACAGCCCGGTTTGGGTGTTTTTGCGCAACGCCTGCCATTAAATCGGGATAATCTTTTGTACTGTATTGTGCATATTGTTTCCCGTTCCATACAAAGAACGTTTCCCCGTCGCCGTATGCAACCAATTTACCCGCATCGTCCCTATATTGATATTCTTCCCGGCATGACTTTTCCGGTTCATCATAGGCAAATACTATTTGTATTGTTTGCGGCTTCTCTCCGTATGCTTTCTTAAATAATCCTGCATATTTCCCGGTGCTTACAAAATAATCTATACTTTTAGGCAATCCCTTTTCATCTTTTATGCCAACTTTTATTTTCCCAATTATAGGTAATGATATTCTATTTATTGGTTCATTACGCATTATTCTACCTTTCATTTTGAGCCTCCTTTCTTCCAAATATATCCTCCGGCTGTGTGTCTTTTTCCTAATATTACTTTACTTATATTTTGCCTTTTTATTCCAGTAGCATTTTCAGCGTCTATTGCCCCATCGTACTCTGCAATATATTCCCCTTCAGAGGAATATTGTAAAACCTTCCTTTTTCTATTTTTGGAAATTCGTTCTTGCCTTGTCCCATATTTCAAATTGTATTCAATAGTACACCATTCAAGATTTTCCATTCTATTATTTAATGGATTTTCATCTTTATGATTAATGCAAGGCAAATTATTAATGTTAGGAATAAATGCTAATGCCACAAGTCTATGTACTAAAAATTTTTTTGCAACTCCATTAACATTTAATTCAACGTTATAATATCCCTTTACTATTCCTTGTTTTAATATTTTGCTTTTTGTTGATATAATAGTTTTTGAACAAATTGTATAAGGTCTTTCTAATGACCTTACATTACCATAGCTACTAACTTGATATATCCCTGCATATCCGGGAATATCTTTCCAAATCTCATTTTCCATAATTGCCAACTTTTAAGAACTGCCAACAAATAAGAAAAGGGGACGGGCTGTTGGCTTACCCTTTCGGTCGGTAGCTACTCCGACCTATCCCCATTGCAAATATATAAATTATTTTTTAATTTTGCATCATCTTATCGCCCATGTTGGCGAAAAAGATACGGGGGCGGGCTTTCCGCCCCTTGCTTTTATATATCAATTTCAGTATTCAACAAATCTTTCTTTGTCACGGGTTCCGGCTTTTTAGGCTGTTTTTCTTCGATTTTAGCCACTTTTTCTTTTTTTGGTGTAATTGTACGTTTTGCGGTTTTCTTTTCCTTGACGGGCTTGTTTCCCGCCGTTTTTGCCGTTTTTCGTGTGGTTCTCTTTACGGTCTTGGTTTTCTTTTCCTCCGGTTCCGGTTGTGGTTCGGGTTCCAGCTGTTGTTCCGTGGCATTTTCTATTTCATACGCTTTCATTCTCAATTCAAACGCTTGCAATTCTTTTCCCTGCAATTTTTCCGCCTCTGAATGTACGTCTATATCCGACCAACCCTGCATTTCTGAAAAACTTTGAAACACTCCGGTCACTTTAACAAACCCGTCAGAACATTTATAAATATTGGTTGCTATGCTGTACCATCCGTATTGGTCTAAATTAAAGCCATCGTCAACCAATTTTACGCCGTATGTGTTCCCAATATCTGTTGTTTGGAATAATGAATAATTGTCGTCGTCGTTGTTTATCAAATCAATAAACTTTTCGCAACTGATAACATTCTGTTCCGGCTGTGGTTCGGGTTCCGGGTCTTTCTTCAAATCCTCAACGGTAACGGCTTTTTCCGGTTCCGGCTTTTTCTTTTCCGCCGGGGCTTTGCTTTTAACAAGTTCCGCCAACGTCAGCGAAACAATATTGTTTGTCAAATCCGGTTCGTTATCCAATGATATTTCCCCGGAAACCGCCGTAAATGTATTATCCCGTTTTTCGTCCTCAATTGCTGCCAACTCCAAAAGATACGGGATTTTCTTTGCGTTCGGGCTGTCTGTTTGGTCTTTCAAATTGTACGTCGGTTTCTTTCGCCAATCTTTCGGGCTAAAATTGAAAACACGGTCAATCGGAATATCCGGGAAATTTTCGTTCCACATCATCGCATATAAATGCAACTGAATTTCCGCTTCTTCGTAAAATCCTTTGCGCCCGCTTTTGAAATCCACAATTGCGTTTATGTATTCTTTTGAACCGGGCTTTGATAACATCGTACACGGTAAATCAATCATTCCGGCGTAATTATGAACGGGGTGTACCAACGCAATTTCCACGGCTAACGGTTTAACGTCATAATCCAAAACAAATTGCGCAAATGCTAATATATCCTTTTTGAAATCATCAGCGTAATAAATGAAATCGGCGGGCAATTTGTTGTTATCAATATAATCTTTCAATTTGGCTTTCAATCCGTCCAAATCATAAACCCGGTTAATTATAAGTTCCTCGAATTGGGCGTGCATAAATGTACCATACGCCGCCCGTTCTGCTTTGTATCGTTCCGCCTCGTCAATACCTTTGTCGGCAATCCATTTAATCAGAAATTCCGATTTTGGCATTGTCTGCGATAATATGGTTGTAACTGACGGATAAAATTCCGGGGTTCCGTTGTCGTCAAACTTGTAATAATATCGGTGTCCTTTGCTGTTTAGCTGCCATACTTTATACGGCGGTTCGATTAATGCGCCATCAAAGAACATTGCCGTCATTTCCTCAACCGTCATGCCCGGCACAATTTCAAAAGCCCCGGCGGGCTGTTCTATTTCGACGGCATCCAATCCGGGGACAATCTGTTGTTCATCGTTTATTTCCGGGAATTTATCGGCGGGCAATTGTCCCATTGCTTCCGCCAACTTCTTAACCGCATTTACTGCGTTACCCATTGTGTTTGCAATACTTTTTTCCGGGTTTTCCGGCTGTTTCTTTTTCGCTCTCATGTTATTTGCTCTTTAATTCGTTAAACAATACATAAACCATTAATCCACACATTGCAGAAAACAAAAAATGGATATAATTCCAAAATCCGGCAATAAAACATATTACTCCGAAAATGCTAAATATCATTGCAAAAACCTTTGCTTGCCACGCATCGGAAAAGAAAACATCAACCATCTTTTCCATTTTTTCGATAAACTTCTTTTTCATGGTTTTAATCCTCCATTCCAAACAGATAATCGGCGGAACAACCGCACATTTCGCAAATTATTACTACCCATTCCGGAACAATCCTTTTGGTTGTCCCGTTGCAAAGATTTGTCATATTTACCTGCTGTGCGCTTTCGCTTGCGCCCTCAAATAAACGGGCTGCAATATCCTTTTTCAATACCTTTTTTCCGTTCGCCTCGGAACGGGCGATTGCTTCATTTACTCTTAATTTCATATTGTTTATTTTTATGGTTATTATTCTACGTGTCCGCAATGTTTGCAGGTTTTTTCCTCAAATATCGGTTCGTATTCATACGGGGTTAAATACCCATCGCCGCCGCAACATTTATAATCGGCGTCGGTAACTTCCATTTCTCCGCCACATACCGGGCAATCTCCTTTTCCGACCAAATCCAAATCCGGGATAATGGCGAAAACCTTTTTTACATACACGCCCAACGCCACAGATATGGACGTATAACATTGGGCGGTTTGTTCCTCGGTTATTTCCTCGCTGATTGCGTCGAAAACAGAACAACCCCAATTGTCGGGTATGTCCTCAATGATTTTGTTGTTGAGTAATTCCGAAACGATAATGTCGGATACCTGTTTGGCGGGTTTCCCGGAAAGGGTCGCCAACTCGTTTAATTCTTTGCTTTCTTTTACTCTCATATCTTTGCCGGGTATTCCCCCCGGTAGGTTTTATTTTTCTTCTTTATACAAAATTCCCTTATATGGTTTCCCGGTATCGACACTCTTTTTTATCAAATGTCTGTACATACCCCGCTTTTCCGCATCTATATAATTATCAAAACGAATACATTCTTTCCCGTCCGCTCCATATCCGACTATTTGGCAATTATATTTAATTTTATTTCGCCTTGCGGGTTTATAGTTCATATTTTCCTTTTGCGTACACCAACGTAAATTGTCTGCAAAATTATGATACTTAACCCCGTCGATATGGTCAACGTATGGTTTGTTTTCCGGGTTCGGGATGAAAGCCGCCGCAACTAATCGGCTAACTTGAAACTTCGTATTTACTCTGTTTTTTGATAAAGTAACACATAAACCGGACGTTGCGGGTTTACAAGGCGTCAAAATTATATTGCTATCTAATGACTTTATACGCCCGTAATTGCTTACTTCATATAACCCCTCATAGTCTTTTATTTCTTTCCAAATTTCCATACTACTAATTTTATTCTGCAAATATAGATATTATTTTTGGTTTTGCAAATGCAATAGTATTTCATTTATCTATTTTCCAAAAATATAATCTTTGTTTCGTGAAATTATTTTTGCCGGGTGCGTAGAATATCCGATTTTTAACCTACCTTTGCAATACCGCATCAACCAAATATCGCTCTCGGTTACTGCGTAAAATTCCCCCGGTGCATATTGATTTATGACGCCGGGGTCTTTTTATTTCTTACTCTGATAATACAACCATTTGTAAATTCCGCCGTAATATCCGGTTTCCAATACTGCTTTTCGTATGGTCTTTGCGTCGTACTCGCCAAATGTTACGTACTCATATATTGACAGGTTTTCATGCAACGCAAATTCAAATGTTATGTCAATATATGCGTCGCCGACCTTGTTAAACGCATGGTCAATCGGTATTGGGACGTTTGTTTTTCCCTCACAATAAAGAATCCGTTCCGGGAACGCCTCGCAAAGTAAATGGGAATTTCGATAACATTGTTTAGGCCGCGGCTTAATTACATGCTGTATATATTCCAATTCGTAATCCTCCAATACATCAGCCGCCGGAACAATTTTAACGGGCTTTGCAGCATTAAACAAGTCTACAAAATACGCTTTTTGTCTTTCGTGCATAGGTAATTCCAACATCATTTCAATTTCTTTTATTATTATGCTTTCCATCACGTCAATTTTATTTCCATGATTTATAATTTTGCCGGGGTTATTTCCCCGGCTGTCTTACATTACTAACTTTCCGATTTGCTTTGCTATTTCCAAAACTTCTTTCTTTGTCTTTACTTCATTTGGTATAACCGTACCATTTGCAGATTTTGAAAACGTTTCCCGTGATTGAACCCATACATAAACCGTACCGCCAATGGGATTTTTCTCGGTTGCCCATTTTATTTTACCATATCTTATTTGCCAATATGTACCGCCCCCGAATGGCATATAATGACCTTTGTCGTCATTCCATGATAAAACAACCCGCTTTGCTTTGAAATAACGTGTTCCGTCTGTATTAGTAAAACAAATGTCGTATGCGCTGTTTTGTTTCCATTTTGAACAAAGTTCTTTGCGCTGTTCCAACAATTCGTTTTTTATCTCGATGTCTAAATCATCTAATTCTGCAATGCCTGTTGCAATAGTTCTTTTCTTTTCCATATTCATTTGAATTTATTCCGGGAACCCGCCCGGTCGTTTTATTAACATGGCACAAAGATATGGCATTTTATTTTAACTACCAAAAGAATTTTCTTTTATTTTCGATTTGCGGACAAAAAACGGTTCTTTTGGCTCCCCGCAAAGTTATTTTTGGCGAATTTTCATTTTAAGCCACTTTATTTGCCGGGGTGGGTACTTTATCCATTCAAACAAAATAATCGAAATACGGGGCTAAAAACGGGCAAAAACAAAAACGGGGTTGCAACGCTTGGTTACAATCCCTTGTTACGCCTATTATATGTATTCCCAATTATAACCCTTATGTTTTTTCATACGCCCTTTACAACATCGGATTATTAGTGTATCGTTAAACCCGTCCTTTTTGGCTAAATGTATAGATTGGTATATTTTAAGACAAACCCCGTTTTTCATCATTCTAACAGGTTTTGAATTTGGATGCAATACGCCCTCTTTACCTTGCATATTTTTTGCGTTATTTTCGCTCAATCGCTTTTTCGTAATAGGATTATTATTGTTTTCCAAATATGTAACCCAACGCAAATTGTCCGCATGGTTATTGGCTCGGTCGCCGTCGATATGGTCGATACATGGTTTGTTGTCCGGGTTCGGAATGAAAGCCGCCGCAACTAATCTATGTACTCGAAACGTTTTGCGCATCCCATTACATAAAGCAACGGTTTTATATCTATTCCCGGAACCACATGTTTTCAAAACTAATTGTTTCTTAACGGATTTTATACGCCCATAATTACTCACTTTATACAACCCTATATATCCGGGTACATCTTTCCAAATTTCCATTATACAACCATTTAAGTAAGCAACCAAAAAAGGGAAACGGGGAAAAGTGGTTGCATCTTTTTTCATCCGGTAGCTACTCCGAACTATCCCCGTTTGCCGCAAATATAGTTATTTTTCGATTGTTATAACCTCAAATCCGGTAATTTTTGTATGTGGATTTTTTGAAACAATGTCAAATTCACGATTTTTTATCCGTTTTGTTTTCCATAAAAAACCTAACCAACGCTTATATTGCACAGTTTCCGTTATTAAAAGGCTATCCCGTGTTATAATTTTGCCCGAAAAAGTATTATTTATAATACATCCGTCAAAGTCAACCCATTTGTCGGAATACTCAATACAACGTACAACGGTCGTAACCGTATCGCCGGGCAAATATACAATGCTGTCCCGGACGGTTCCCCGCAATTTGGTTATTGTTTCCATTTGTGCCGTTGTAACGGCTTCCAACTCCCGGTTCTTTGTCTGCAACGTCTTTATCAACTCCGCATCGCTCGCCCGGTATTTTTCAAACTCTGACAATTTCAGTTCCAAAACTCCAACTTTGGCGGCGTTCAAACTATCCTTTGTTTTGTACGTTTCGACGTCCTGCAACAATGTTTCTGTATTCCCCCGGTATCTGTTCCGTTCGTCCGTCAATTTTTCAATTTTCGTTCGTTGCACCCATATTGTTGCAACGGCGGCAACTACCATCGCAATTGCCGCCCAAATCAAATACTTTTTCATACAATTTTCTTTATTGCTTCAAAATGTACCTTTGCAATCCTTTCTTTTCCGTCGTCGCTCATCATAAAACGGCAATCCTTTTCATTATCAAAAAAGAAATTTTCAGATAATACCGCCGGGCAAACAGTATGTTTCAGAATATAAAATTGGCTTTCTTTGTCCGGGTCGCCGTCCACATAATCAAAACGCATTTTCCAACCATCCGGGGCAAACTCTTTTTCCGCCTCCTTACAAAGAACGGTTGCGATTGCATCCGCTTTCGTTTGTCCTACGCTTGTATAACATTCCCACCCGGTGCCGCCTCCGGCGTTCCCGTGAACGCTAAACAAAACGGCGTTGTTGCCGCAATCTGCATGGATAACGTTTGCACGTCGGCAACGTTCCGGTAATGATACGTCGTTGTCCTCCGGTACCAAAATTTCAAACTTTATTCCCTCCGCTTTCAACATCGCCGCAATACGGCGTACAATATCACGGTTAAACTCCCATTCTAACAATTGGGAACCGTCGCCCCAAATGGGGGAACGTTTTCCGGGGGTCTGCGAACCATGCCCGTTTTCAAGAATTATTGTTTTTTGATTCATAGAATAAAATGTTTTTATATGGTTTGTTTTTATTTATATATTTTCTTATTGTAACCCTGCTTATACTTGTTTTTTCTTCTGCTATTCTCATGGAACCATATCTTTTTTTTTCATTTGTAATTGTATTATACGCAATTACTCCTATTGATTTATTATGTTTTTCCCCTCTCTTTCCTAACCATGCTTTAACCGGATTCCTTTTTAGAACTCTGAAAGAATGAAATTGGTTTTCGCTATGGGTTACATATTCCAAATTATTAATGTTGTTATTTTCTTTATTCCCGTCTTTATGATTTACTTCCAATTTAGAATTACCAACAAATGTTTTCATTACCAATCTATGCAGTAATATTTGTTCATTTTTCCCATTTTTAGATAATGTTACAAAGCAATATCCGTTATTATATTTGCTTATTTTTATAAATCTATCATTATGCAATAAACGTGTATTTCCTCTTACAACTATTTGTCTGCTCAATGATTTAACATGCCCATAATTACTAACTTGATAATACCCATCATATCCGGGAACATCTTTCCAAATCTCATTTTCCATAATTGCCAACTTTTAAGAACTGCCAACAAATAAGAAACGGGGACGGGCTGTTGGCTTGCCCTTTCGGCCGGTAGCTACTCCGACCTATCCCCGTTGCAAATATAATTATTTATTTACTCATTTTCGTTTTCTCCTTTCTTTTTATTGTTTTTGTCGGGGTCGTCCCCAAATTCTTTTTCCAATCTGTCAATTATCGGTTGCAAATGCGACGGCAACGCCCGTGTAAATTCCAACCGGATAACATGGTAAATAATACGTAATGCCAAATTCCGGGGGTACGCAATAATCAGATTGCGGAACGCATTTTGCAAATACACATACATAAACACGTATGTTAGTGATTTTACCACGATAACCGCCGCATTTTCATCGCCGCAATTTTTCATTATTACAAAAATCGCCTCCGCGATAAACAGATACAACAGAAATTCGCACAATGCGTTTTTGAACTTACGGAACGAAAAGTTTTTGCATCGCACAATCGCCACGCCGTCCGCCCTCATACCCGCCCAAATATTGAACGCAAACATTACTACTAACGCATAAACAAAACCCTTTGTCGGGGTTAAATAACCAAATAACGGGCTAACCGTTGAAACGGCTATAATACGCCATTGTTCCCAATTCATAATTCTTTCCATATTATCCTCGCAAATAGTTTATTAAATTATTTTTTGCTATCTTATAATACAAATAATGTCCAATTCTTCCGGGGTGTATCGGGTCTTTATATGTTAAATCTTTCATAGTTATATAATTGATTTTTGTTTCCTTATAAAAATCAATTAATCCAACCCCTAATGAATCAGAAAGCTCTCTTATAGCATTTAACAATTCTTTAAAATATAGATTTTTACCTGAATTATATTCCGGGAATCCCCATGTTGTATTACCCGGTTTAAATGGTGTGCAAAGAAATATTTTACTATTAGGATATAATGTTAGCAATTTATAAACAATATACTGATACGCTTGTTTGAATTGATATGTATCCAATTCATCCATTTGCTCAATTTTTTTTGAATAATCAAATTCTCCTAATGTAGTTCCAAACATATCGTTAACTCCTATTGGAACAAATATTATGTCCGGTTTATTTCCTTCCAAATCACCTAAATTTTCTATTCTTTCCGAATATCCAATCCATCTATATTTATATTCTTCTTGTGATACATTTGTGACCGTAGATTGAGATACAGATTGATTTTTTAATATTTTCATTCCGTCAGATATTAGTCTACCCCACCATGTTTGATAAAAGTTATTTATATCAAATTTTGGATAATATGGATTTGAATAGGAATATTCTTCTCCAAATGTACCTATACTATCAGAAAGAACTGAAAATGTTACATCACTAAATAAATCTTTATTTTCATCTTTAATAATATATCTATAACTCATTTCAACATTAATTGAAACATAACTCTCAGATGCAACGTCTTTAAATGTTAAGTCCTTTCTATACGTTACAAGTTTATACCTGTATTTATTAGGAGAGGCTGTCAATATATTACCTAAAAAACCTAATGTGCAATTTTTAGGTATAATCTTTCCAACTTCATATTTACCTATTCCTTTTTTACCGTCTATTGAGAAAAAAAGTTTTGCATTACTTCTATCTTTGTTTATTAGATAAATATCAATCAATCCATCTTCTTTTAAATTGAATGTAATATCTTCTATAAGAACATTTGCACGAAAATAGTTTTCATTTGCGTATATATCTCCTCCAACTCCGGAATCAATAGAAAAATCACCTCCCCAATAATATAAAAGTGTTTCTTCAAATTGTTTATCATTATATACATTTTCGTTTAATGTTCCGTAAAACCTCATTGTTATACCATCATACAAATAATTTATATATTCTTTATCTAATTCTATTATATAAAATTCATCATTATAAGAATTAGCAACAATATTATCAACATCATTGAATTTAGAAATATAAAATTCTTTTTTTAGTGTGTTATCACTCTTTAACAAGAAATTTATATCGTTTTTCGTGCCTAATATTACCTCTATATTATTAACGCTATTATCTGATACATACATTTTTTTAATTATGTTGTTTATAGCCTTATTTGAGGAAACCATACTATTTGTTTCTTCAAAAACAAACAATTCTCCATTATCTAAATTTGGTAAAACATTTCCTTCTTCTTCTATATTAACTTTACCTTGATTGTTTGATATTATATTATTAACAAAGTATTTATTTATAAATATCAAACTATTTAAACCTCCATTTATTGATACGGTAAAATGGTTCGGAATATTATCTTTATAATAAAAGCTTTTTGTACCATTTATTGTAAATAAAACATCATTTTGCGTTCCATAATTTACCTTTATTGTTGATATATCGCTTTGAATAATAGCTTTATTTATAGCCGCATTGACAAACCTACTATCTGTAAAAAATTTTTCGCTTCCCGATATATAGTTAACCATATTATTGGGTATTCCCAAACTTTTTTTTACCCATGAACCATTTTCATTTACAAATAAAGACGGTTCATTATATATTACCTGCGCATCAAAGTTTACATATTCTCCATTTTTAGTTGCAATCCAAAAAACATTTTGGTCGGGTGTCCCCGGGTTTGTATTCGGTGTTGCTATTCCTGCAAAGGTTGCATTATCTCCTATTGTTGAAATTATAGTCAATAATGCGTTTTGCATTATCTGTCCGGTAATTTCTTGGTTTCCATTCGTTTTTATAACGTTGGAAATCGCTTGTTTTAATTCTTCGTAATTTCCCATAATCTAATTAATTTAATTGTTGTTGAAATCATTATTGAAATCGTCGTTAAAATCTCCTTTATTGCTTATAATATAGCCACGTCCTATTTTCTTTACTACGGTATTTGTTTTAAACTCAATTTCCACGCTCGCCAAATCTCCCTGCGTTTGCCATTTTGGTGTAATTAGAAACGTGTCGCAATCGTATTCCCTGCCGTATTTATCCGTTATGTGAATATAATCAGCCATACGGATAAAACGCATAACGTCGCAAAGGAACTCCGGTGCCAATATCGTACATTTAAACGTTTTAACTGATATTTGTTTTTCCGGAAAAAAATACCCGTCCCGTTCTTCGCCGTCCTCTTCAAATTCATAATCCGGTTTTCCCAACTCTGTACAAAGGTACAACGTATTTTTGAAATCCGGGTTTTTATATACTATTTGCCCGGCGTCGAAAACTAAATTTTCCATGTCCCACCATTCAATTTTAAGGTACCCGGAAACATCTTGTACAACGGTAAACATTTCTGAATACCACGTTTGAACCCCGTCGGATAACCTCATATAATAAATTCCGTCTAACTGATTTAATTGAATTGGTAATATTGCAGGGTATATAATTACATCATATCCCAAAGATTGAAAACGGACAATCTGCAATCCGGTTTCTTTCATAGGTGTTGTAATGTTGGCAATTTGTTTTCCGTTTTTATCATATAACAAAACAGACGTAACGACGTTTGCACGTGTATTTCTGATAATTTGAAATGGTAATAATCTATTAGCCGGGGCAAACAACGGATATATTGCGCCGTATGCGTAACTTTTTCTGTGGTTCTGTTCATTTATTGACGTGTACCACGGCAAAACGCTTATATTGTTATTCTGTATCATATTTCAACGTTGCTTTAATGTTTCGACTACACAAATTTACTGAAAGTTTATCAACTTGGCCGTTACCGATATACGTTTTAACTAACAGCATCGGGTTTGGGTCTGTTGTTCCTGCCGGAAAATTCAAAGTTTGTTTTTTCTTTCGTTCTATACCTCCCATCGCATAACTTTGAGCATTATTTATTTTAAAGTTACGGGCGGGCATATCATAAACCCAATATGTCGGTTGTATATTGATAAACGCTAAATAACCATTTTGCAAAAAATATTCTACGCCATCAACGGTTTGTCTTGTAAACGGCAATTCCAATTGTCCACCTCCGGACGGCATAACCGCCGCAAACAATGCGAATCCATCCAAACTAATTGCACCGGGGTTTAACAACATCAAATCAATATCGGACGTAAAATTGGAAATATTTATTTCTTCTATCTTTCCGGCTGTTACATATTTGGACGTAATTTCTATTGGTAAACCCTCAAATGGTGTTGTTACATCATCCATCCACTCAAATTGATAACGTTCCGGCATTTCTACTTTGTCAAATGAATATTCAGACGTTGCAAAAGCTAATTTTTTGCCGTTCCTAACGTTTTCTAATTGTGTTAAATCATAATCAATAATCGGGTTATATCCATACGAACCGCCATTTCTAAACCAACTTACCTGTTCAATTTTAAATTTTCCGTCCTCAATATACCAATAACATTTGTAAATATCCCGTAACATCGTCATAATCTGTTGTAATGTAATCGGGGCTTTTTGCGCCGGGGTTTTATATTCGCCATTAATGATATTACTTTTCTGACTTATTAGCAACTTAAATGACTGCCCGGAAATAGGATTGTTTGTGTTATAAAGAAATTGGCTGTATTCCGGCGTCGCTTCATGCGTTATTCCGGGCGCAAATTCTTTTAATAGCACATTGATACATGACGACAATGTAAACGCATCACGCAAAGTATATGCTTTTCGGGCTTTTTCCTCTAATATCCAATCCATCAGATAAAACCCAAACCATAACGACGCATAACGCCACGTTGACCGGGCGATTGGATAAAACGTTTGTCCATATATGGAATAAGGCGGCGCAAAATACTTTCCACTGTTGGCTAATCCCCACTCGGTCGGCGTATCTGAAAAATTTTTAGATATAAATGCCACGTCGATTGCGTAACCAATTGCCCGGCGGTAATTTCTATTATTATCTACAATATCATCGGACGGCAACGGGTATGTATCTAAATCGTCTATTTTATCAACATCAACCAAATATCGGGCGTATATATTATAACTTTTCATATCGGCGTGCATCGTACCCGTTGCTCCGGAACCCTCAACGGCGGTTAAATCAAATTCCAACGTATCAAAAGGTTCTTGCGTTATCTTTGTAAACCGGAACATTGCCACATCATCAGAACGGCGGCGTATCTCAACACCTGCTAGCCCAATAGGTAGCCCACCCGCAACTAGTTTTTGTGCAATATGGATATAATAATTTACATTTAATTCCGGGTATAAATCTCCCATAAATTCATCAGGACTTACACCCGTCGACATCCGCCCAACATAAAGCCCGGATATTACCTCCGGGGAACCGTGCGACGTAATTTGTATTTCTTTCAAAATATTACATAGTGCAAAATGATAGGTTTGTATTAATGCGTTTTGGTCAGTCGTGGCGTTTGCGTCTTGTTCCCAATTCGTGCCGCCCAAAAAGCACGAAACAATACTATCTCCGGGAACGTATATTTGTATCAATGGGCGTTTTCTTATTGTAAGAAATTCGATTTGTGGGGCCAACTCAATTAAATTGTATTCCTTTTCCAATCCTGCCAAAACGTCGTTGTATTGGTCTATTGTTTCCGGCTGTACCGTAACCAATTTATCATCATCATTAAACGTACAATCCGTTTTCATAAACTTTGCTTTATAGTATTGATTGTATGTTTGTCCCCAATCATCGCTTTTTTCGATATATAGGAAAAATTCAGAATCAAACGGGGCGTTATTGATAATATCGTAATCAGCACGGACAAAGTTTATTTTACCGGACAATTTAGCCCGGTAAAACCTTTGATTTGTTTCCAACTCATAATCCAACGTTAAATCATCCTTATAATTGGGGCAGACGGTTTGTTTGGTTCCGTCCTCCCCTATCTGCAAAAAGAATCTATATTTTGGTGTCATAGTCTTTTTATTTTACGTTTCAAATTCTTGTAACTTTCAATCGTATTTCCGTCGCCATCCACGTAAACCCGTCGTCGGTTCTGTTCCTTAATTTCCCTTACATCATCCGACAAATTGCGTAAATCCGGGCTTTGTCCGGTAACGTTTAACGTCAAACCGTCGCCGTCTGAATAGGATTTTAAATACTTGTGTGCAAATGTACCATTGTTTAGCGAATTGATAACGTCCGGTATTATCTTTCTGAAACGGCGTGAACTTCGTTTATTTATCACGGCGAAAAATTCGCCTCCCTCGGCACGTCGGCGGGTTCCGTCCGGTTTCGTTCCTAAATCAATATCATTTCCGCTTTGGTGTGAACCGCCCTCCAAAAGTTCAACGGTACCGTCGCCGTATGTTTCCGTTCCTCCGGTTCCTCCGGTCTGTTTTGCCAATTGCGCCGCCTTGATTTTAGACGCTGCAAAACTCGCCCACATTACGGCAATTGCAGGTATTGCAAACGGGAAACCTAATTGCGACCATATCAACGCCGTTGCTGTTACCATGTTTCCGATTTGCTGCAATGTTTGTATTGCTGCCTGCTGTTTTTGCGCTTTCTGTTGTTCTTTCAACGCTTTTTCTTGGTTTTTCTTTGCCAAATCCAACTCCTTTTGCGCTTGTACAACATTATTGGCGTACCCGTTTGCCCTTGCTTCCAATTCTGCATCCAACGCCGATTGTGCGGCGGAAACCTCTTTATCCGCTTGCTCAACGGCTGCATCTGCTGCGGCAACACGTGCCGCCGTGAATGTATTTAACGCATCCAATGCGTATTGCATAGACGTATTAATTGCCTCTTTTTGGTCGTCGTCCAAATTAAGCCCAAACAAACCGTAAATGTCTGTTCCTCGTTCCTCCCCTTTGGATTGCTCAATTTCTTGGTCTATTTTTTTAATAGTGTTTTGAATTGTTTGTACCTCAACATCAGACAATTTATTGGCGGCTTGCTGATTTAATTCTAAAACCTTTTGCAAACGTTCCTTTTCTGCTTGCAAACGGAATTGAGTTTTCCGGGCTTCTGAATTTCTCAACAAATCAAACTCCGATTGTGCCAACGCTTGTTGTTGGTCGAATATCTGTAATTGCGCTTGCAAATATTCGTCCTCAATTCCGGCTCCCTTTGCGTCAAAACTTGCATTAATCGCCCCGGCGTCTTGCTGTTGCCCGGTCGGTTTCTGTTGGTTCTGTAATAATGCGGTTTGTCTTTCGTTTTCCAACAACTGCATCCGCAATTGTCTTTCCTGCTCGCTTCCCTTTTTGACTGCTTGCAAACGTAATTCAATGCTTTCTTTCTGCAACGCCAATTCCTGCAATTGTCGGTCTTGTTCGATTTTCAATAATGCCTCGGTTTGTTGCTGTTCCAACGCCGTAATTGTGGCGTTTATCGCTTGGCGTCCGGTTTCGTTCAAATCCTTTTCGGTCTGCAATTGGTGTTGTAAATCCTCAATTTGGCGGGAATACTGATATTGCGTTTGTTGGCGACGCTTTGCCCATTCGTCGGTTTCCAACTGCAATTGTGCATCCTGCAATTTTCGGGTTGCTTCCAAATTCTTTTTGTATGCCGCCTCAATTTGTTTTGCTTGCTGTTCTGCTGCCTTTTCCGCATCGCTTTTACCCCTTGGCGTTACGGTTGGGTTCTGTGTCGTTACGGGCTTATTTTCTGTTTGTGGCGTCGGGGTATCTCCAACAGAAACCGGGATTGTTAACGGTTTTATTTTCTTCTGCATACCCTCTAAACCCTCTTGGAAATTTTCTGTTATGTCTTTAACTTGGGCTTTAACTAAATTCCCGTACGCTGCTGCATAATCTGCCAATCCTTTTTTTACGTCGTCAAAATCCAACGTAAACGCTCCCTTTAATGCGGTTCCGGTTGCTTTGACTATATCAATAAAGAATCCAAACAAATTTCCCAACGTATCAAATGTTGTTTTGAATCCGGCAACAATCCCATTCCAAATTGCACGTATTAAAACACTTTCATTGTATAACTCAATCAAGTAATTGACAACATCAATAACCCCTTTTATTATCGCCGTCAATCCTTGGTTAACAAAAACTTTTGCCTGCGTTGTCAACGTTTCAAAATTCCCTCCGGTTGCGTCAAACAACCCGGATAATGCGTTTTGCAACTCAATTTGGCTTTGCAATTGTTCCTCCTGCAATTGCGCCAAAACTCCGGCTTTCCCTTTTACTTCATCCATGTTTGTTGAAATATCTTTCAACGTGCGCAAATACTGCAATCCGGCGTCCTCTCCGGGCCCCCCGAATATATCTGCAATTGCAGCCCCGACCGTTGCCGCATTATCCGGCAATTCTGCCAATTTTGCGGAAACGTCTTGTATAACATCGAACGTTGTTTTGGTTCCGGTCTGCAAATCTTTTTGAACTTGTTCCGACGAAATACCGATACCGTCCAAAGCCGCCGCCGTCGCCGTCGTCATTTCACGCAAACGCAAATTTGCCTCCTTAATTGCGTCAACGCCTTTGTCTGAAAAGATACCCATTTTGTTTGTTTGGGTAACAATTGCAACAAATTGGTCTGCTGATATTCCCGCCTCTTTGAAATATGCCGGGTATTCTTTCAACGTGTCTAAAAATTCCCCGTTCGCATCGCCTCCGGCTAAAAACCCATCCTTAACCAATTGCAATGCCTCATTTGCAGAAATACCAAATTGTTTTGATAATGCGTTTGTTGCAATCAATGTTTCCCGGAAATCTGCGTTGAATGAATCGGCGACGGCTTGCACCTCATTTCTAAACGCTTTCAAATCATCGCCACTTTTCCCGGTAAATTGTTGCGTCAATCTCGTTGCCTCAACTAACCCGGCGTTATAATCGTACCACCATTTGAACGCCGCACCCGCCGCCGCAATTCCGGCAATCGCCAAAAATACCGGGTTTGAAAGTAATCCCAACAAAGTTTTTCCCAATGCTTTTGCCCCGTCGCCAATAGCTGTAAAAACTGCTTTACTTTCAGCCCCGCCACGTCCTAACGCTAAAAGACTTTCGCCAAATGCGCTATTTAAACCTAACGTTTCTTTTAGTTTGTCGCCATACGCAATAATTGCGTCGGATGCCTCCGTATAATTTCCGACGTTCAATTGAAATTTCCCGGTTGCTTCCTGCAAACGTTTCATTTCTTCGTATATTTCTTTGGTCTGCGCAACCAATTTTCGCCCCTCCTCGGTGTTTTCCCGTTCGGCTTTAGTCATGTTGTTTAAATAAATCTTATTCAATGAATATTGCGCCGATAAACGGTTATAACTACCCTCGGCAGATTGATTTATTTTCACAATCAGTTTATTAATTTGGTTCGCTTCCTGCTGTGCCAATTTTAACTCGGCTAACTTTTTGGCGTTCTCGCTTTCTGCAAACGCCAAATCACGTTGCGCACGTGCCAAACGTTCCGCATCGTCTGCGGCTTTTTTGGTTGTCTTTCGCCCGTCCTCCGTTGCGCCGGAAACCTTTTTCAGAATCTCCGCCAATTGTATTGCCTCGGCTTTGATATTTTTCAGTGCATTTGTATAGGTGTCCGAAAGTTCATCCAATTGTTTTATCAAATCTGTAATCGAATTATCCGGGCTTATTAAATCCGAATATTTGATTGGGTTGTTATTATCTGCCATACGCCGATTATTTAGTTATTTACGGGAAATTTCCCGTCTGTTGCATTTTCTTTTCTCAAATGTGTAATTATCGCCTAAAAATAAAAACGCCGGAAATCGCCTTATTTTGCCCTTTTTTGCTTGTTTGCTTTTTTGGCTTGTTCCTTGATATACTCAAATGCGTTGTAATATTCCAAAACGGTAAATTTCTTTGGGTCAACATGCAAATTTTGGGACAATATCAAACACATATTTTCAAATTGTCTGTCATGCCTAATTTCCACGCTTTCCGACCCGGTAAACGTCTGCGGGTTGAAATAGGTTATCAACTCCGCCGTAATGTCGTCAATCTCTTTTGCGTCCGCCTCGGTTGCCCGACCGTCTATTATTGTGCGTAATACAACAATCGTTCTTTGTTTCAATTTATCGTAATACTCTTTCAATGTCGCATCATCGAACAACCGGGGAAAATACAAACGCAATTCATCGTCTATTTTTTTTTTAACCGCTTCCAAATGGGCGGTTATCTCTGAATTTGCAACGTCTTTAAAAAGACTGATTGTTTGTTGCAATCCATCATCAGACAAATCGTTTCGGGGTTTACCATTTATTGATTTAACCAACACGGCAAAAGCCAAATGCCGGGGGGAAACCTCGGATTGAATGAAATATATGTTTTGGCGCATATTTTCCAACTCAACGGTTGCCATGTTTGGCGTTGGGCTGTTCAAATAACGTATTACCTTTTCAATATGTCGGTCAAAATCCGATAAATCAGAACCAACCCCGGCGTCAACCAAAAGCATTTTGTTATACTTGTGGAAACGCAACATCGGCAATTCGTCTATACTATCATACAATACAACATTATGTTTATTTATAATACATTCTTTCATATTATGCCCTCCTAAAACTATATCCTTTTGCGGTTTTCCTTTCCCCTTTTAAGCATTTACATATATTTTGGTGTGATATACCCAACTTCATACCAGCGATATTTATACTTTCAAATATTTGTATATTATCACCTTTTTTGCATATTATACGACAACTTCTCCCATGTCCTTTTCCACTTTCACAATATCTATAATCTCTTATTTTACAACGCCCTAAACTATCTGAATATTTAATATTTTCAGATTGCGTACACCATTCTAAATTATCAACGTTGTTATTAAGCGGGTTACAATCAATATGATTAACATTAGGCTTTAATTCAGAGTTAATAAGGAAATGCATTGCTACAAGTCTATGAATATAACACCACCGCTTACCATTAGCGTTGTATAATGCTACCGACAAATAACCCTTATTTGTTATTTTAGGTTTTAATATTCTACCTGTTTTATTTTTTACATTACCCATATTGCTAATATAATATGGGTAATCCTTAATTTTTACATATTCTTCATTCATAGCAAAACACGTGTTATCATTGTACTACAAAAGGGAACGCCCAAAAATACGGGGTTCCCGGTAAATATCAACGCAAAGAAACAAATCAAAACGCACGTCCACCACGACAAACAGAAATCGCAATTAAACATCTTTGAAAAGAAATCGTTCCCGTGGGTCTGTACCCATTCAATGACGCCCCATTTTCGTAATAACGTCAGCACAAAAGCCGCTATTAATGCGACAACAATAATGTTATAAATAAAATGTTCCATATACTACAATTTACATGTTTCTCCAATACTCAATTCGCCCTCAAACCGGAATCCGCCGAACGGGTGCATTAAAAATTGGTTTTCTATTTCATCCAACGAAAAGCCCCTGTAAATGTTTTCCGCCAATTCGTACACTTTGTTTATTCTGTAACTTCCATTTCGCACCAAAAAACCGCCGTTCAAAACGTCCAATATTTGCCGCTTCAAATCCTCTTTGTTGCGTGTGCTTGCATCGTTGTATATCTTTCTGTAATCAAACCAAAAGATAATCGAAAACGCCGTTTTTATGCCAATATCAACTCCGGGTTCCCAACTGATATTTTGCGGGTCGTCAACCCAAAAGAAACAGAAATTACCAATACCCGCATCGGGGCAAACTTCCATATATTCGTTTTTCCCGGAATACACGTTTGGCGTATAATAGCGTTTTTGGTTTGCGTTCATTTTAACAAGTCTTTCCGCCCTGCCAAACGCATAATCCAACCACGGCAAATTATCAACCAATCCGTTTTGAATGTTCCCAATAATCCGGTCTAACAATTCCGGGTTGTCAACAACCGGGGCTTTTACCTTATTTGCCATAAATTTGTTTTTTTGTTTCTGCCATTAAATCCGGGAAAATATATTTCCAAATCAATATAGAAATATTTTCGTCGGTTAAACCCAATATTTGACGACCGTATTTTTTTATTAAATCCTCTGTTTTAAAGTCAGACGCTTTAATTTCAAATTGTTTGTCGCCAACCTCTAAATAAAAACTACTTTCAAAATCTCCCTCATCCCGTAACGTTACCCGGTTTGTCGGCTGTCCCTTTGCCTCTTTAATTGCGATTGTTACGGGGCTGTATGGTGCATAATCCGAAATTTCGACGCCCAAACGGTTAATACCTTGTTCAAACAATTGTTCCTCGGCGTTCAAATCAACTATATATGCCTCATTGTCCCATATAATGTTTTGTATTATCCGCCCGGACGTCAAAGCCTCGTTGAAATCCGCAACCCTTTTTCGCAAATCGGTTATCCGTTTCATAAATACAACTTTTACATGAAATTATATACAACTTTCCCTTTGAATTATATAATTACACGGTTCTGTATCTTACCCCACGGTTATTGCAGGCTAAACAGATACGGTCTAACCCTTGCGTATCTATTTGCAACGCCTCATAAGACTTTTTAAGGTCGTAACCTAAACCGCCGGGGCGAACGCCGGACGTGTTGCCGTCCAACTCATATAAAATATCCATCCGGGTTGCGTTTGATTGATTGCGGTTAACCCTTACGTTGGGATTCATTGCTAACGTTCGCAAACCTATTGCCGCAACCTGCCTTTGAATAACGGTTTGGAACATCTGCCGTTGCGAAATAATAAAGTCGGTCAAATCGCAACCAACCGTTATTTCGCAATTTAGCCCGTAATTGTGGGTATTTGTGTACATAGTATAAGCCACGTCCCATAATTCCGGGTATTGCTCGAATGTTTCCGGGGCGTCAACCTTAAACGGGGAAACCTGCAAATACTTTGTCATTTCTCGCCATGTTTCGACGGAACCAATGTTGCACGTTCCGCACGGCTCCCGGCTCCAATCCTTAGATACGTTTATTGCTTCCATCCCGGCGGGTAATTCGTCTTGATTATAGCAAAGAAACCATGAACCCCCGGCGTTGTTTGCGTCGCTGATATACGGCAAATAACAATCGGTCAACGGAAACCATTGAAAGCCGCCATTTGTAACGGTAAAATCCAAATCGAATGTTTTTACCGGGTCAATCTGCGACGAATGAAATAAATACATTCTTACCTTTCCGGTCGCTCCGGTCATTTGTAGCCCGATTTTCTCAATTTTGGTTGTTACCCCCATACTACGAACCGGAACAATTTCAAATCCTACTAATTTATGGGTATTTTGAATTGTAGCCCGGATTCTGCCGGAACCATCAAAAAACGTTTTTCTTTCCAATAAATTGCGGGTTTCCTTTTCCAACTGCTTAATCTGTGTAAAAGTCTGAACAACGGTTGCAATTCCGTTTAATGTCAGTCTTTCCAAAAAATCGGAAAATATATCGTATGGTCGCCAATATGGGGTTTCTTCCTCTGTTGGTTCTTGCCCGGTATTATCAACTTTTGCAATACTATAATTACCGTTATGCTTGACTTTATTACCTGCCTTATATTGTGCTATCCCGTTCCAATCCGGGTATTGTAAGCCCCAATCATCCGGCATTATCGAACGCATATTGTCTAACGTCAAAAGCGGGTGCGCACCTTGAAAGTACAACCCGCTTTCGGTCTGTGTCAAATGTTCATCAATGAATGTTTTCGGGTTGTATGATTGTTCCCAACCTACGACGTTCAATAATGCTGCTTGTATGTCTTTTATTCGATACATAATGCAAATAAAAAAAGGGGCGGGGGTTTTCCCCCCCCC